GTTGTCAGCGGCGAAACCGGCGCGCACGTCACCCTGCCGCAGGCCAAAGGTCTGCATGGCCGCGCCGAAGGTGGCGGCCAGGCTGGTGGTGAACTGCGCCACCGTCGAGCGGATCTCGGGGCTGCTGTTGCCGGCTGCCGAGAACGTCGTGCCCAGCTGGTAGCCGCCGGCCGTCTGCCGTGTCAGTGTGGCGCCGTTGCGGCCGTCAGTGCCGATGCCGTAGATTGACCCGACGTGCGGGGTGCCGCCGTTGTCCAGCGACTTGGCCAGCGCGTAGATGGCGGCGGCGCCCAAGGCGATGGGGCCCAGCGCACCGACCAAGGTGCCCACGCCGCTGGCGATGCCGCCGCTGAAAAGCGCGCTGCCGGTGCCCAGCAGGCCGGTCACGCTGCCGCCAGCCCCCCAGGCCGTCAGGCCCGACGCAACCCCGCTGCCGAACGCGCCGAACGCCCCACCCAGCAGGCCAGCACCGGCAATGCCAGCGCCGGCACCAGCCGACAGCCCGCCGGCGGCTGCGCTTGCAGCGCCCAAGCCAAGCGCCCCGCCCACGGCACCGCTGATGGCGCCGCTGATGGGGCTGACGATGGCGCTGATCACCGGCTTCAGCACCATCGACTTGAACATGTTGACCACGGTGTCGCGCAGCGACTCGGCAAAGCCCTTGCCACTCTCGAAGCCGCGCATCAGCGCATCGGTGATGCTGTCGCCGATCTTCTCGGCACTGCGGGCCCACTCCTTCGCCGCGCTGGTGGCGGCCTCGCGCTGCTCCTTCTCGCCGATCAGGCCGCGCAGCTTTTCGCGGGCGTCGATCTCGCGCTGAATGGCCAGCACGGCATCGGGGTTGCCCAGGGCTGCGGCCTGCTGTTCGCGCAGGCGGGCCAGGGCCACATCTTCAATGGCCTGCTTCAGGGTGACGTGGCCAGATGCCGCGATCTGCACCGCCTGCGCCTCGTCTTCCAGCGCCTGCACCTGGGCGGCCACGGCACTGCCGCTGCGGCCCAGCTCCTGCACCCACTGCGCATAGTCGCGGGCCGCCTCGGCCGCCACCTTGGCGCCGGCCTTGATGGCCGCCGCTTGGTCTTCGGCTGACTGCGCGGCGGCGGCCTGGGTGATGATCTGTTCTTGCTGCTGGCGGCTGTAGGTCTGCCAGGCAGGGTCGGCCTGCACGTCGCGCAGCTTGGCCTGGGTCTTGGTCAGGCCTTCACTGGATGCGCCGGCCTGCTGCTGGATGGTGGCCAGCGCCTCCAACGCTTGCATGTAGCTGCGGGCGGCGGCCTCCTCGGCCTTGTAGCTGGCCAGCTTGGCGGCACCACCAGGCTTGTCGGCGTACTTGCTGCGGATGGCGTCGATGCGCTCGTTGAGTGCTTGCTGAGTGATCAGCCCGGCGGCCACCAGCTTCTGGCCGTCCACTTCGGCGGCGGCGATTTCCTGCCGCTTGCGCGCCTCCTTGTCCAGGTACTGCGCGCCGGCCTTGTCGTAGTCGGCCAGCAGCTTGACGTTCTTGGCGTGCTCGCCAGCGTAGTAGGCGCTCAGCGCCTCGAACTTGGCGCCCTGCTGAAGGGCCTGCACCTGGGCCTGCAGCTGAGGCAGCAGGTCACGGCCCGCGCGCCCCTCGTTGCCGGCCTCAATGGAGGCGATGCGGTTTCGCAGCGCGGTTGCAGCCTGTTCCGTGGCAAGGCCTCGGCCAACGCCGGCGGCCGCATCCACGGCCCCCTTCGTGGCCGTCTTGATGGCCAGCCATGCGCGCTCGATGTAGCCCAGCTGCGCGGCCAGCTCGGGCGTGCGAGTCTCGATGGCCGTGGCATAGGCTTCCTGCGCCACGCGGGCCGCGTCTGTCGTGCGGCCCTGTTCGGTCAGCGCCTTGATCTGCTCATAGGTGCGCTGCGTCAGGAAGTTGGTGGTCTCGTTCAGCTTCAGGGCAGCCTGCAGCGGCTTGTCGGCCAGCGACTGAAATGCCTTGGCGGTCTCTTCGGCTGCGCCGCCGCCCACCTTCTCAAACGCCAGCGCGGCCGCCGTGAAGCGCTGCATGTTGCCGGCGCCAACGTCTGCCGACGATGCCAGCTGCGCCAGGATCTCGGCCGCCCTGCCCTGCGTGCCGGCACCCAGCGCGGCCACCCCGCTGGCCATGGATTGCAGCTGGCCGGCAGTGACGCCAGCCGCCTGGCCCGACAGGATGATGGCGCGGGAGTAGGCCGACGCCTCATCGCTGCCCAGCTTGTAGGCATAGGCCAGCACCGCAGCGGCACCGGCGGCCAGCGTCAACGGGTTGATCAGGCCGACGATGAAGCCGCCCAGCGCACGGGCAGCAGCACCGGCGCCGCCAAACATGTCTTTCAACTGGCCGCCTTGCTGCAGGAACACCGTCAGTGGCGCCTGGCCGCCTTGCAGGCTGGTCACGATGTCGGTGAACTGCGCCGGCACGCCGCGCAGGGCGGCGGCTGTTTGCGCGGCGCTGACGCCGATCTGGCCGACGCCGGCCGCCGCAGCGCGGGATGCCTGCTCAGCGGCACGCAGCTGGTCCAGGTAGGGCCGCAGGGTGTTCGGGTCGATGCCGCGGCCACGGGCCAGTGACTCGTAAAACGACGCGGTTCCGCGCTCGCCGGCCTGTGCTGCAGCGGTGGCCCGCTGGATGCTGGCGACAATGCCGCGCTCGGCGGCCTGCAGCTTGCGCGCTGCTTTCTCTCCGCCGTCGCCGATGCCGTCGATGGCCTTGCCGGCGCTGGTGGCCTGCTGGCTCAGGGCCGCCGCAGTCTTTGCGCCGGCCTGCTCAACGGCCTTGAGGCCCTGCTGCGCGCCGGTCGGGTCAACGGCCGTGCCCAGCTGGATGTTGCGCTGATTCGTCATGCAGGTTCTCTCATGGTGCGCAGGGCCTGGGCTTCCATCACGCGCACGTCGGCAAACAGTTCTTCCCAGGCGTCTGGGTCAAGCTGCAGGCGGTCCATGCGGGCGAACAGCGGGGTGTAGTCCAGCGCGGTGGGGCCGTTGAAAGCCTGGCGCCACTGGCCGCTCATATCGGCGAATACCTGCCATGCGCGGGCGTTCTCGGGCCACAGTTCAACAGGGTCGGCTTCAAAGTCATCGGCGCAGAACCCGCTGGCGGCCATCTCTTCCGGCGACGGCATGCGCTTGAACAGCGCTGCCGCCGCCGCTTTCAGTTTCCCAGCCGGCCTTCAGTGACGGCCATGCGGTAACCGTCGATCAGGGCCTGGACCATGCCGGGCGCCTCATCACACAGCTGCGTGGCGGTGTCGATGTCCAGGTCATTGTCCAGATCCCAGCCGTCCAGGATGTCCAGCAGATACGCAGCATTGGCGTCACGCGCCTGGCGCTGCATGTTGGCCACGCTGAAGTCGGCCGGCTCGGCCGGCGCCTCGGTGCGCGCCTCGGCCATGCGCTGGTCGATCATCTGCCCGAACTCGGTGCGGGTGCGGTACTTGTACCGGGCTTTGATGCTGCCGACGGTGCCATCTGGCAGCGTGGCGCTGATGGTTGCTTCGATGAACTGCGGGCGCTTGCCCAGGGTGATCTTGGCCATGTGATGTCCTTCGCGGGGAGTGGTGGTGTGCCCGTGCCCGACGCGCGCTCTCCCCGCGAAAGGAGAGACACGCGCCGGGTCGGTGCTGGGGTCGGGCCGTCAGGCCCGGGGATCAGCTGGCGTATCGCACCAAGCGGTTGTTGCCGTTGAACTGCGCGCGCACGCGGTTGATCTGGCCGTCCTGCAGCTGAACGGCCTCGTTCAGGGCCACGGTGCAGGGCTGGTAGATCTTGGCGCCGTTGCGGGTCACCATCTGCAGGATGGTGTCGGTCTGCACGTCGGTCAACGACTTCATGTTGGTGTAGCCGGCGGTGCCGATGCTGTCGGCGTCGATCTCCAGCGTGTAGCTGGTGGCGTTGAAGCCGTCGTTCAGGCTGAAGTCCACGTCGGACTCGATGTACTTGTAGCTGACCGTTTTGGGGTCGCCGCCTTGCGACTGCGCCGACAGCACGTTGGCGATCTGCGTGAAGGTGGTCGCCTTGCGCACTGAGCCGATCCCGCTGCCGGGCGGAAAGTAGGTCGTGTTGCTGGTGTCCATTCCTTCCAGCGTCAGCGTGCTTCCGCTGGCAGCCTTGATGCGGAACGCGCGCTTGTTCAGCCGGCCCCAGCCGCTGCTGATCTCCACGATGTCGCCGTTGGAGTAGCTATGTGCGCTGGCCGTCGTGACGACAGCTTCGCCGCCAGGCGCCGAGTTGCTGACGGCGGTGGTGTTGATGGCCGACCCAAAGGCCGAAGCGATGAAGAACGTGGTTCCGGTTGGTACTTGTGCCATGGTGGGCTCCTTCAGGTGGTGAAACAACCCGCAGCGCGGGCATTGATGGCGCCCGTGAGGGCAAGAAAAAGCCCGCCTCGGTTTCCCGGGCGGGCTTGCTTGGTTGCGGCCGCTGGCCGCGCAGTTGGCGTGTTTCTCAGCGAGTGCCGGTCACAACGAATTCCTGCAGCTCGCTGTAGAGCCAGGGTTCGCCGTCAGTTTCAACGTCATCCAGCAACTCAGACTCAACGGCCGCCGTGAATGCCGTTGCGGCAACCATGGCGGCCTCGATTTGCCGCGCCAGCGCTACCGCTTCCAGCTTGCTGCTGGCCCAGGACTTGATGAACAGACGGACCATCCGCTTGTCAGCCGGCGTGTTGTCAAGGTAGTACGCGGCCGGTCCGCCGACGTTCTGCACGGTCACATAGGGCCGCTGCGCGCGGATCGGGGCCAGCACGGGGTACACCCGCAGGCAGACCGCATTGATGACTGCGTGCACGTCGCTTTCGATGGTCATGACAGAAGGCCTCGGCCGGTCAGGATTTCCAGGTACTTGTTGCCCATGGCGGTCTGCGCGGCGTCGGCCGACCGCTCGCGCCCCATCGTCACGAAAGGCACAGCTGCCGCCTTGCTGGTGCCGTTGTGCACCATGTAGGCGTAGGGCGCCTTCTTGTAGTTCCAGCTGATGTGGAACGTGGCAAAGCCAGGGCCGGTGTTGTCCTGGCTCAGCACCTGGTAGATCGAAGCGCGCAGGTTGCCAGCGTTGAACCAGTAGCGGCCCTTGCCGCCCTTCCTTCCGCCGCTGAACCAGTGGCCCTTCTTGCCGTGCGGCGTGGCCTGAAGGGTCGCCCGGTAGATCAGCTCCGAGCCGGCAGCGGCAGCGGGAACGACAGCTTCATGGCTGGCGTCCACCACGTCTTGCATCAGGTCGACGAACGCGGACAGGTCCGTGGTGACGCTGAAGGTCTTGCTGCCGCGTCCGCCAGCCATGTCAGGCCACCACCTTCTGGCAGACCAGCATCATGTAGAGCCGGTTCCTGTCGTCTGGCAGGATGGCCTGGATGTCGTAGCCCGCGGCGCCCTTGTAGACCCGCATGCCTTCAAGCACGTCGTCGCGCCGGTGCATGCGGACGCTGGCCTTGACGATGGCCAGCTCACCACCGCCGCCGATCATCTCGCGTCCGCTCGGGTGCAGGATGTCAGCCCAGACCTCGCACACCTGAACCGTCCAGGCGCCAGAAGCGGCGCCCAGTGCATCGGATCCAGCAGCGCGCGTCATCACGCGCACCAGTGTGTTCAGGGCGGCCATGCTCAGTACGCCACCCGCTGGCTGTCCAGCAGCGCCAGCGCCGCCGGCGTGGCCACGTGCGGCTTGTCGGTGTAGGCCTGCGGGTTCTCGACCCAGTAGGCGACCATGGCCATGATGAAGGTCTTCACTGCCGCCGGCACAGCTGACGCATCAACGGTGCCGACGGTGATGTCCACGCGAACCCTTGGGCCGGCGGCAATGTCGCCCAGCGTCGGCCATGACTGACCCACCAGCGCCCCGATCACGACGCCCGGGTCGGCGTCGGCCCACACGAACGTGCCCGAATCCATGGTCACCCAGGCGGACGTCGACCCCCAGTAGCTGACCTCGACGGCCGTGGCCCCTGCCAGCTCCAGGACGTCGCACGGTCCCGGCCAGTCATACCGCTCCACCCGCCACTTCTGCGACATCCAGCGGGTGCGGGTTTCGGCTTCGGCGATCTCGCGCGCAGCCTGCATGTAGACCGGCAGCATGGAATCGAAGGCGGTCGTGCCAGTCAGCCTGGCGGCGAACTTCGCCTGGTCCAGCGTGACGGGTTCAGCCGTCGGGGCAGTCAGAAGGCGCATGGCGTTCCTTGATCAGGCGGATTCGGCGCCGGCGGGCACCTCGACAC